GGCTCGACGACGATCAAGGCCGGCGACGTGTTTACGATTGCGGACGTTTATGCTGTCAACCCGCAGACCCGCGAGTCGACCGGCTCGCTGTATCAGTTCGTCGCTCTGGCGGACGTTACGGCGTCCACAACGGCGACGGTCACGGTCCCGGCGATGTATTCGTCTGGTCAGGCGTTGGCCACAGTCGATGCGCTGCCGGTGTCTGGCAAGGCGGTCACGTTCGTCGGCGCTGCTTCGACGCAGTATCCGCAGAACCTGATCTACCACAAGGACGCCATCGCTTTCGCCACCGCCGACCTGCTTATGCCGCAGGGCGTCGATATGGCGTCGCGCCAAGTCCATAACGGCATCTCGCTCCGCATTGTTCGTCAGTACGACATCAATAACGACCGACTGCCCTGCCGTATTGACGTTCTGTATGGCTACAGCGTCATCCGTCCGCAGATGGCCGTCCGTCTTTGGGGCTAACAGGGCGGCCTTCGGGCCGCTCTTCTCAATTCAAGGAGTTCTGAACCATGGCTATCACTACTCAGGGCGCGTCTTACCCGCTCGAATCCTTTGGCCCGACCCCGCCGCTTTCGCAGGGCACGGGTGGATACCAGGTCGGCGCCGGCAACGGCGGCGACATGCTGTTCCGCGTCACACCGGCTCCGGCGACTGCCACTGTGTCGGCCACGCTGACCGCAGATCAGGTCATCACTGGTCTAATCCTCGGTTCGCCGGGTTCGTCGGCGGCGTCGTATCAGCTCCCGACGGTCGCGGCGCTGGAAGCGGCGCTCCCGTCGTCAGCCAAAACCGGCGCGACGATTGACTTCTCGGTTCTCAACGTCGATGGCTCCGGTTCGGGCGTCATCACGCTGACGACCAACACGGGCTGGACGCTCGCGGGTCTTATGACGGTTGTAGCTACGGCCGGCACCGCGCAGTCGTTCCGCGCCCGCAAGACTGGTTCCGGCACTTGGACGCTTTACCGCGTCGCGTAAAAGGAGAAGGCAATGCCTAACACTAAACCTGTCGGCGTTGCCTTTTCTGATCCCGAGCTTGTGGCTGGCACGACCATCACAGGCGCGACGATCAGCGGAGGCACAGTAAGCGCCACGGATATTACGACTACGGGCGGTCTATACATCAAGACGGCTACGGTCGCCGCTACCGGCAGCACGCAGTCTGACGCAGCATCCGTATCAGACGGCTTTACGCTGGTTACGGCGGCTGACGCCACAAAAGGCGTCAAACTGCCAGCGGCAATCGCCGGCCGCACGGTCATTCTGAAAAATGGCGCAGCCGCCATTTTGAAAGTTTGGCCCGCATCTGGCGACGGCATCAACGCCATAGCTGTCGATTCAAACTATGTGCTGGCGGCTAATACGTCGTCGCTCTTGGTCGCGTATGACTCGACGACCTGGTATTCAGTCCCGCTTCTGGCGTCTTGATCTAATAGCCCTCCGACCACGGCCGGGGGGCTTATCACAGGTGGAAAATGGCGGTAATTTATCTGCGTCACCCCGACCACGGGGTGAAAGTCGCGACAATGGATCTAGAGGCTGAATATGACGAGCAGAATGGTTGGGAGCGTTTTGACCCTTGTGACCCTCCTGTTCAGCGTCGTGGGCGGCGCCGCGCAGACCTACACGCAGATGCAGTGGGGGATGAACAAGGGAGTAACGCCCTACGCCTTCGGCGCGAATATTAACGGAACGTGGCGCGACCTTGGAACAGTAAGCAGCGCTGGCGTATGGGCGATTCCTAACACAAACATTAGTGGGTTAGGGACAGCGTCAACATATAATATCGGCACCAGCGGTGCGACCGTCCCGTTACTCAGCGGGGCAAATACCTGGAGTGGGGCACAGACTTTCACTTCTACTGTTGATATGTCAAATGCCTCAGTTAAAGGCATTCCGGTAGTGAATGAGTTTGTTGACCCGCAGATGCAGGTCATACAAATCGGGACAACGACCGCTATAAATGATGCTTTGACCGGGCCAGTGTCTCCGCTTCCCATATCGTCTTTTTCTTACGTAGCGGATTACGCGACGGGAACTGCTACTTTCACAAATGGGTCTTCCAGCGTCACTGGCGTTGGCACGCTTTGGCTTGCCAATGTTCAGGCCGGAGACTGGATTTATGTGCCGAGTCAATTGTGCGGCGGTAGAAATGCTTGGTATCCGGTTCAAAGCGTGACCAATGACACTACATTGGTTCTGGGCCAGCCCGGAGGCTCAACAGTTAATTATGGGACTCGTTGCGCTGAAGCAACAGCTACTGGCGTAGCATATGTTGCGTCTGGATTTTATGCGAGGACTAATCCAGGCCCCCGTTTAATTACGGTAAACACCACAGACACATATAATATGCGGCCAGATTTTCTCGTGGCTTTTAATGGATCTGATCCGCTTCTGACAACCGCGCCTAACCCGGCGCTTCCAGCGGTTTTTCGCGTCATATCGGTGACGCCGAACACCAGTTTTACGATACGGCCGGAATACAACAGTGAAATCCGACCATCTACGATGGATGCAACATCGTATACTATTGTAAATTCCGGGGACATTACAGGTGCTTCCGGTAGCGCGATAACGACGGCCGGACTCTCAAAATTTGCTAACGGCGCAGTTTGGCCAAAAGTATGGGTGTCAGACAGCCCTGTGCTAAAGGCTTTATTCTCCCGTGCCATGAGGGTTCTGGTCTTTCAAAAGGTTACGTCTGGAGCCGAATACGTCTATGTGCAAGACCCTCAGTATAAAACCTATGGCGGAAGCCCATTATCGTTCGGTGTATCTGCGTATATTGCAAATGGAACGGGCGCGGCTGCTAGGGCGTATGTATTTGACGGCACGACATTTACTTACGGGAGCAGCTTTTCCACGCCTGTTACGCGATTTTGGTCGCAGGTCCGCGCTACTGTCGGGGCTTCGCCGTCGCAACTGCAATATGGCATATCATTGACAGGCCCTGTAGGATCGACATTTGTCCTTGCAGAATTTTTCAGCTCCAAAGGAAACGTCGTTTATGACGGCGTTTTCACGACGCCGCTGGCTCAGAATGTAACAGCAATTTCTTCGATATCTCCTTGGGTAGGCTATGATATTATAAGCCCCGTCACCTTCGATGCGTCGGGCGTTTATCTCAGCGCGCAGATGGACTTTTATCAGGCTTCCGGGGGTGTCATAGGCCCCGGCGTAAGCTCGATATACACGTTGGTCGAGGGTCAAGGCGCGACATCTAACACCGCAATCGGATTCAGAAACAACGAGATTGCGCCCTCTATATTCTCAAATTTGGCGATCCAGATAACGGGTGTCTCGCCTTCTGCTTGCGTTGGGCCGTATAATGTGTCCGCAGGAATGCTGCCGCTGACAAACGCTCGGGCTTTCTATAATATCGGAAGCCTTGCTCCCCCGTTTAGCTCTCAGATCGGGCTGCGATTTAGTTGCATGTCATTCGACATATCCCGGTTTGAAGTTTTCGGGAATAAAAACTGATGACCCACGAGATGGCTCGCGCCCTTTGTGAGGCAGGGTATATAAGCGTGGCCGATTACGTTGCGATCCTCGAAGAGAATGGATGGGCTACGTGATTACGACAGTCACCCGGCAACAGTTTTTTACCGCTTTGGCAGATATGTCTGAGATGAACACGGCCTACCAAGGCGTGTCCGCTGATGCGAACTATCCTGACTGGATAGAGTTCAACGCGGCAAAACTGGTGCAGGTTGGCGATCCGTTGTATGTTCAGACACAACTGGCTTTGGGCTACACGTCTGCCCAGATGCTCACCCTTTTTGAGGCTGCTGTGCAGGTGCCCGTATGACGACCGTAACGCGACAGCAATATTTTACCGCTCTCGCCCAACTGGGCGATATGAATTTGCTGTTTCAGGATGTCCCGGCGGACGCCAATACGGACGACTGGATTGAGTTCTGGGCGGCTGAATATATCAGCTCGGGCGATCCTATCGCCGTCTTGACGCAGTCGTCGCAGGGTTGGACCGACGGCCAGATGATCGCGCTGTTTACCGCGGCGCAGAACGTCCCTGTTGTCGTGCCCAGCACGTCCAACACGGTCACATCTACGGCGAACAATCAGATCAACGGCGCGCTGCGGCTTCTGGGCGTGTTGGCCGAAGGCGAAACGCCGTCAGCCGAAACATCTCAGGACGCGCTGTTCGCGCTCAACCAGATGATTGATAGCTGGAATACCGAGCGTCTGGCGGTGTTTTCTACGCAGGATCAGGTTTTTAACTGGCCGTCCGGCGTTCTCAGCCGGACGCTCGGGCCTTCGGGCGATTTTGTCGGCAATCGTCCGGTTCTGGTGGATGACTCGACCTATTTTCGAGATCCGCAGACCAACGTGTCTTACGGCATCAAGATCATCAACCAGCAGCAATATAACGGCATTGCTGTCAAGACTGTAACCAGCACCTACCCACAGGTGATCTGGATCAATATGACCTACCCGAACATCGAGATGTATGTCTACCCAAAGCCGCTGAGGCTTCTGGAATGGCATATTGTTTCTGTGAGTGAGCTAGCCAACCCCGCGACGCTTGGCACGACGCTGGCGTTTCCGCCCGGCTATCTTCGCGCGTTCCGCTACAATTTGGCCTGCGAGCTGGCGCCGGAGTTCGGCGTCGAGCCGTCCGCGCAGGTGCAGCGCATCGCCATGTATAGCAAGCGCAACCTGAAGCGGATCAATAATCCTGACGATATCATGGCGCTGCCTTACAGCATCGTGGGGACCAGACAGCGCTTTAATATCTATGCAGGCAACTACTAATGAAAACGCCTATCCTTGGCTCCAGCTATGTTGCCCGGTCGGTCAACGCTGCCGACAATCGGATGGTGAATTTGTTCCCCGAGATCGTGCCGGAGGCTGGCAAAGAGCCTGCCTTCCTTCAGCGCGTGCCGGGGCTGCGTCAGCTTGTGCAGCTTCCAACTGGCCCGGTTCGGGGCCTCTGGACGTATGGCGATTATGCCTACGCCGTGTCAGGAAACCGCTTTTACCAGATTGATTCGAACTGGAACTATACCGACAAGGGCGGCGTCTCAGGTTCTAATCCGGTCAATATGGTTGACAACGGCACGCAACTTTTCATTGCGGCCGGCGCCAACGGCTACATCTACAACGCCAACACGGATGTATTTGCGCAGATCACGGATCCAGACTTTTACGGCGCCGTAGGCGTCGGTTTTCTGGATGGTTACTTCGTTTACAACGAGCCAAACAGCCAGAAGTTTTGGGTGACGTCGTTGTATGACGGCACGTCAGTAGATCCGCTTGACTTTGCCAGCGCAGAGGGCTCGCCGGACGATCTGGTCACGCTGATTGTAGACCATCGCGAAGTCTGGCTGTTCGGCACAACATCGGTCGAAGTCTGGTATAACGCCGGATTGCCTGACTTTCCGCTTGCCCGTATTCAGGGCGCATTCAACGAGATCGGCTGTCAAGCTCCGTATTCGGTCGCCAAGCTGGACAACGCTCTGTTTTGGCTAGGCAAAGACGCCCGCGGTAATGGCATCGTCTATCGGTCCAAGGGCTATACCGGCGAGCGCGTCTCGACGCACGCAGTAGAGTGGCAGATCCAGCAGTATTCGACGTTGGCGGACGCCGTTGCCTATACCTATCAGCAGGACGGCCATGCCTTCTACGTGCTGAACTTTCCGACCGCCAACACGACATGGGTATTCGACGTGTCTACCGGCGTTTGGCATGAGCGCGCCGGGTGGGAAGACAACAATTTTACCCGGCATCTTGGGCAATGTCAGATGAACTTTGCCAATGAGATTGTCATAGGCGATTATGTCACCGGCACTCTGTATGCCTATGACATGAACGTGTACTCCGAAGCCGGGTTGGTTCAGAAGTGGCTTCGGTCGTGGCGGGCGCTTCCTACCGGGCAGAACGATCTCAAACGAACCGCCCAGCACAGCCTTCAGCTCGATTGCGAATCGGGCGTCGGGCTCGTGACCGGGCAAGGCAGCGATCCGCAGGTCATGCTGCGCTGGTCGGACGATGGCGGGCATACGTGGTCGAACGAACACTGGAAATCTATGGGCCAGACCGGGCACTACGGCCAGCGCGTTATCTGGCGACGGCTGGGCATGACGCAGAAACTGCGCGACCGCGTCTATGAGATTTCCGGCACTGATCCGGTCAAGATTGCAATTATGGGCGCTGAGCTTATTCTGAGCCCGACCAATGCCTGAAAATATCACTCGGATTCCGGCGTCTCGCGTCCCGATCACGTTTACGGATCTGATCTCGCGCGAGTGGTATCGGTTTCTTTACAATACCTTCGCTATCCTCGGCAGCGGGTCTCTGCGCTACGGCGCGTTTCACGATTCGACCGATCAGAGCGCGGCGTCCCCAAATACGGCCTATGCCATTACGTTCAGCAATACCGATTTGTCGGCTGGCGCTTACCGCGGCACGCCAACCTCTCGCATATATGTAGACAGACCCGGAGCGTATAATTTCCAGTTCTC